GTGTATTAACTGTTGCTGATGCGCATGATTGTTGTGACTTCTATTTTGATTTTACAGCTGTTCAAGATCATGATTGTTCTTTTAGCTGTCATTCATTATCGCAAGAATTACCAGATGAAGATTATTATGAATATGATGTAATTGATAAGATTCTAAATCTAGATACCTTGGTTCATAAGATTGAAACTGTTTTTGAGGTATCAAATATAAAAGATAAAATAGATGACTTCATTGGAGAAGAGTTCGCTAAGATAAGCAAAGCTAGATATCTATATACAAGATAAGATTAAATGTTATAATCAATTTATCCAACGTGTTATCCTAAGTAAATAAAAAGCCCTAGATGCAATATCTAGGGCTTTTTATTTATTATAGCATAGGAATCAAGAATGGATTCTTAGTTATAGGAGCTGCCATTAATGATGGATTCATAAAGGTACCTCCTAATCTACATCCTGCTAACTTACCTATGAAGGAGTCTGTAAATACGGTATTCGCTGTCATAAAGTCAGGGAATAAGTGCAGAGCCAAGAGAGCAGATACGGGGCTATTCTTTTATAAGTGCATGTGCTTTACACGATCACGCTCTTCAGCGCGCTTACCATTGTTAAAACGATCTAAAGTACCAACTAAATAACCGGTAACACGTCTAATTCTCTCGAACTTAATGCCCTTGCCGACGATACCATTTTCATCTGCATGAAGTCTTGTGTACATAATGCACCTCTCAATACTTTTTATCCCACGAATGAGAATATATGCCTTCAGGTAAATCAATTTCTTTAGTAAAAGCCAGCTCACAGTGATGTGAATTGTGAGCTAAGAAGTTAATTACTTTAACCATTATAGCCCATCTTCTTTTATATCGGCATCTCCACGAACGAGCTGACAGTGTCTCATCAGGATAACCAGCTAGCAATGTGTTAGCTAGCTGATCAACTGATACCAGCACATTACGCAAGTATCTACTCATTAACTAAAGTCCTTCATCTTAAAATCAAAGGTGATTGCTGCTAACTCTTCTTTAGTAGTACATGCATTGATTTGTGCTCTGTAAGCCCACTTCTGCTGGTACAGATGCTGACCGTTCTGCAGGCACTCCGATCTCAGCACGGCTAGGTCTGCCTTGGTCATGGTTCTGAACTCGTTGTCGTAGTCTTTATAAAGGGTGGTTGCGTCGTCGGCTAAAACGTCGATCAAGCCCTGCATATTGGTCTGGGAGCGAATATCAGCGTTGAACTTATAGCCGCCTATAGATGAGGTGACGTACATCTCATTGCATTTGTATTGGTCGAATTGTCCTGCATAAGAGGATAGTGCTTCTAACTTCTCGGCTTTTAGTTTATCGAGGGTTTTCTCTGGGATTGCTTCAATGCTCATCACAAAATCTGAGGAGACTACTGTTCTGTAGTTTTCACTCTCATTTGCGACCAAAGTCTCAATAACGGCTTTGACCTGAAGATTATGTAATCCTGGACCGTTTGAGATACAAGTTAAATTCTGATCTATGGCGTCTGCGCAAGTGGTAGGAATTTTAACGGCCGACCAGGATTTACCGGTCCATTTATACCAGTTTCCATCCTTTAGCGCAGGTTTAGTTTCAGTGCAGTCTGGTGGCAAGAGTAGATCTTGAGCGTCATACTGGGCTAGAGAAGTGCCGAGATAATATCCAGCACTATCAAATCTATAAACTGTTTTTGTGTTTGACATTTTTTTTCTCCAAAAATCTTTTTAAAACAAATTTGAACAGTTACCGAACATAATTGTTATGTCCTAATGATAAAATTCAAAGCAATAGATGCAGGATAAACTTTACCGCTGTCGGTGTAGATACTATTTGAAGAATTAGCATTAAAATCAAGTCCATAGGCTTGATTATAAGAAGCGCTAGGTACATTTGATACGGCATTACAAGATCCCACTTTTGCTGATAAAGCTCCTGAAGGATAAGCCGTTGAGATCATACCCCAACCTAAAGAAACATTTACATTGCTGGTACTACCAACTCCGCCTAGTCTATAATCACCATTTATATTTGGTAACTGTTCCTCAACTTTTGTGCCAAGTGCGTTGGTATTCGCACCGATAATATAGCGATCACGTAAATCTGGAATATTAAACGTTGTTGAGTCGTCACCTCTTCCAAAAGTAGTACCAATTTTTGCAAATAAATTACTAAAAGTTGTACGTGATACACCTGCGCCATTGCAAAGTAACCAGCCATTTGGGACGGTACTAGTGGTATGTATCTTGATATCGCCGGTTTTAAAGCCGATTTCGTCAAAATCTGCTAAAGTTGGGACCTTTGTCCAGTAAGCAGAATCGGTTGGGTCCTTAGGGTCGGTGCTATCGTTGGCCAGGATGCATTTATAAAGATTTCCGTCGGTGTATAAAACGACTCTGCCGACTGGATAATCAAAGGCGGAATTGTAGGACCAGAGGCCGCCGTTCATTGCGTAAAATATGGAATCACCCAGAACTTTGAATAGGGCGTTGAAATCTTCACGCTCCGGCGCGATGCCACCAGCTTCAAGGGGTGTCTGGTTGATTAGCTGGAATAGCTTTTGAAGCGAAGCCCTGCCGGAAGTACCAGAGGTGTCGTCTGGTAATGTTGCAACGTCGGCATTGTTGCCTAGTGGGTGTTCCCACTGAGTTGGTTCGTTGAATACGGCCATTTGTTTTTCCTCTATTTATTGATTGCTGGTTACTTTATAGGTTGCGAAGGTTCCCTGGTTGAAAGGCATCAGGCCTGAACCGTTGAATCCGAAGGTCGGAGTTACGACCTGGTACAGCTCAAGACCTACACCCGCGGGGAGCCATGGCAGTTGTAGCAATGCCGTCTTGTCCGCGGCGCTTATCCTAGTCTGTATAACGAGTCGCAGTACCATGGTGTCGACATGGATGCAGCAGATCTTCGCCTTCGGAAACATAAAATTAAGCATTGCGTTGATGCTTGCCAGAGTTCCGGTGCCGATGTTAATCATTGCCTTAATGAATATATAGGTACGGTACGCGGTGTCTGCGAGTCTGACTTTTCCGTCTACGCGCTTATAAAAAGGAGCGTTGTTCAGTGAGTTCAGTCTCGGGTTGATTACTCCTGCGGGCGGGTTGAATCCTAGGTATTTAGTGCTTTCGTCTAATGCTATATATTCTCTTCCAATCGCGACGATTCGCCCCCAGACATCCAGACCGAAGCCTTCGGCGGTTTCTGGGTTTACCATCTTCTTGTAAATCTCGTTTATGTCGGTTTCTGGGTTGATAGCTTCCCAGAACGAATCAACAAGCGCTCTTATATGTGGCGAGGCGGCGTACTGGGATTGAACTGTTGCGTCTATGTAGAAGTTGTCATCTGCTTCCATGGTCGCTCCTTATGACACTACGTCTACCTGAATGTTTTCGAGTGGCAGAGTAGGTTCGTTGCTGATTGGCACATGAATAAAATCCACCCAGGTACTATTATCGCTCGAAATCTCCACTCTTAAAAGCTGACTGATGCCTGCGTTCAAGATCGAGGGCAGGAAGCGTGAAGCGTAGAGGTCTGTATTCATGATAACACGAAGAATGGCTTCTCCGCTAATGGTTGTCGTAGTGTCTAAGCCATAGAAGTTGTTATAAACCGCCTGCTGCACGATTGCCTTGTACCCGTCTGGAAGATTGCCGTCGTCCTGGATAGTTACCTTCACATACAGTGGCATCTGAGTTGGTCGCATAAAGGTTACAGCCTCAACCGCCCTGGTGTTAGGGTCGATTACGTTCACAGTGGTATCGCCATTGTAATCGCATCCAGCACTTACTGAGTTGTAAATCGCCTCTGCGATGTCGTCATCGTCGCCTCCTATAACCGCCACATAGACGGAGTGTGGGGACAGCGTATAGCCGTCAACGGTCTTGTTGACATTGGTTTTATTATCGGTGACGTAAGCTGCTATGACGTTGTTGACTTCTGCAACTCTTGCGTATACGGCTGCAGTTGTGCTTCTACCGTTTAGAGCTACAGACTGATAGCGTCTGGCCTCAAAGGCTGCCTGGCTCTCCACGAGCTGACCTACCTCAGCTGCTGTGGCGTTGGTTACTGCGTCCCAGCCTGGTACAGTTGTGACTATCTGGGTTAATGTAGCAGCGCCTGCCTGGATTGCGCCTTCGCTCTGGCAGGTGAATGTCGCCGTTGTGGTTCCGTCAGAGCCTATAGTTACGTCTTCGTTAAGCGACCATAGTGTCTGGTCGTATGTCGAGCGAATCAGCGCACCCGCAGTTACGGTGGTTCCGTTGATGCCGGTTAGCGTGCATACGCAGGTTGAGTTGATGGCAGGTTTTCGGTTAATAAAGTAAATCTTAGCCAGCGCATCCTGCCAACGACCTGAGGCTGTCTGTGGGTTGAACTGCTGAGCTAAGAAGGCCAACTCCACGTCCTTCTGGTGAATGGCCGCGGTCTGTGAGTCGATTATCTGCCCCTGGGGTGTCTCGGGGTCAGTATTGAGGTCAGGTCTGCCCTGCTCCTTGAAGGCTTCAACCCAGTCCTGCGCTACCTCATCACGTATAGCTGAGGTTTCCGAAACCGAGAAGCCGGTCTGGCTGTTAAAGTTCAACATCGTATTTTTCTCCGTTCTCTAGGGTTAGAGTTGCCATTCCGCTTAAATCTCGGCCGTCGATGTTCAGCAGAGAAATCTCGCATTCGGCTACACCATCTACATTTAGAGCTGCCTGGCGTAGCCTTGACTTGAGTACATTCAGCATTGGTTCTTTTTTAAGCTCAATTAAAAAGTGCGCTATGCCCTTCTCCGGAAAGTACCAAGCATCCTCAGTGAAAAGTCTAAAAGCGTTGGCTACATTCTGCGCTACGCTGTAGGCGCCGTAGCTTACAGGTAGATTCCCTGCAGGGTCGACGTGCAGGTCCCAATCGTCATCAAGTTTTAAAGTGTGAGGTGAGCTCATATCGATTCATCCTTATCTTGGTCCGCTTGTATTCTCTTCACCCGTCTGAACACCTCCATGGACGTGGCTATTCAGCGAGATGCCGCTTGCGGTTACGTCGTTAGTTGCGTGCATTGAGCCGTTCAGTGTGAAGTCTCCACTCATGCTTGAACCGCCACTTCCGCTTACAGTCATACCGCCTTGAACGGTCAGATGCCCAGTGAGCGTAGTCTCTGGCGCATCGATGGTTACGTTCGAGGCCTTTACAGTTACGTTGGTAGCCTCTACGCTTACGGTCGAGGCCTTGACGGTTACGTTTGTAGCCTCTACGCTTACCTCTGGGGCCTTGACATGTAGAAAGGCATCGCTCTCGATGGTTACGCCTGCAGGAGCATGAATTAAGATCTTGTCCTGGTCTGTAAAGTCGATGTAATAAGTCGGCGCCTTGGTGTGAATGCTGCCAACCATTACAGCGTCGGACGGTGAGAAGCTACGAGTTGATCCTGGTGGTCCAGGTTGCTTACCCTGACTTACGTTCGATATGTCACGCTTGCTGCAAACGAAGACGCCGATGTCACCTGGGCGTGGATCCATGATAATTGCCGCTGTTCCCTGCTGGATTCTGTAATGTGGCAGGGACGGATAAGCTGGGGAGGCGTAGGCGTTGCCGTTTCCATCCACCATTTGCGTTAGTGGAGTGGCACTTACGGTCTTTGAGCCGGCTACTCCGGAGCTCTGGCAGCTATCCACGCGGCCTAGGAACATAGTCTCTATCTTCTGAAGACGTGCCTCTATTTGCTGATTGATTGCGTTGTATTCTGAGTTTCCAGCGTACACGCCGTGAAGCGGACGCTTGTTCTTCTCATTGATATCAGTCGCGCCCATGGGGCCTCCTTACATGAATTTACCAACCGCTCCGCTTAGGTGTGAGTAGTAGGCGGTGATGCTGCTCTCCCACTGGCCTGAGCTTGGAAGATTCGCGGCGAGGTTGTGTGAAAGCTTAGTGATTCTCCACTGACCTGATACCTTTGGCACCATCGATTTAATCTCGACAAGACCTGCGAATCTGAAATCGGGATTAAAAATGGCTTTGCATTCGATGCCGTTCTGGGTCATGACCGGGTACCCGATCATGCCACTGGTGGCTGAAAGCACCGGCACGTTACCCTTCACGCTTTTACCGTTGCCGATTAAGATCATCTTCTCATCGTCGATGATTAACTCGGCGCCTATCTGGTTGGCTGCCTGGCGGGCCTGCTCAATAGGTGAGCCCGTGAAGACTGAGTTCTTAATCTGAGCGCTTACATCCTGGTTCTCGAAGGTTAAGCCTGCCGCCTTAGCTTGGCGGGCTATGAAATCTGCAGCTGGCTGTGTGCCGCTTACCACTCCTTGACCCTGAGCTGTCACAGAACCAAAGAAGCCTGCACGGGCTTCTATCTTGAACTTTACCTCCGGCGCCCCGTTGAAGTCTGCGGAGGCACTAGTGATACTTCCTGAAAAAATCTGAGACATTCCAGAGAACTCATCACCTGCGAAAATGTTTAAATAATTTTTTCTGGTGA